CCAGTTTCGCGGCGAGGTACGAGGCGGTGACAGGCGATGAATGACGTTTTCGATGCCTCGAACGGTTTCGTCGTCTCCAAGGGTGATGGCCGTTATCTGAACATCGGCCACCGAACAGCTTGGGTCGATGAGTCGATTGACATCGACATCTTCGGTGCGCTGGGCGAATACTCCGAGGCCGCCCGCGACGAGGCGCTCGGCCGCTGGCGTGACACGGTGCTCACCCACCTCGTCGTGTATCCCAAGGAGCCCGAGGGCGCGGGGCGCTACGTCACCGTGCTCAACGAAGCGACCGGCGTCGCGTATTACCGCTGGGAGAACGACGGGCGAATCAACGGCACCAACGACGAGCACCCCGAGGTGACAGCGGCGGCGAACCGCTACTTTGACGCGCACCCGGAGCGGATGCCGTGGCAAGACGCGAAGTTGGGCGAAGTGTGGTTGATCGACCTCAAGGGCGACTGCGAGCACTGCGCAGTCGTGGTGCCGTACGGGCCGGGCGTGGCGTTCCTCTGGGCTAAAGAGCACCCGGCCAGCAGGGTCACTATCCCGCTCGGCTCCGAAGCCCTCAAGTCGGCTCGTCGCATTTGGCCGGAGGGAGACGACGATGCGGAAGAGCAGCAGCGGGCGCGTGCGCTACGGGCTGAGGGCAAGCTGGCCCAGATTCGCGACCTCGCCGGCAAGACCATGCCGGACGGGTCGCCGGTGGGCTTCGTATCGGCGAAGCGTCTCCTCGACATCATCGACGGTGGTGAGAACGCATGAACGCGCAAGGCTGGTACTACGCGGCGGCTGCGCTGAATGCGGTCTCGATCATCTTGTGGCTGGTGTCGGTGCGCATGCTCCGTCGTGAACGGCTGAACCTGATCTTCGCGCAGGCCGCAGCGAACGTCACGCTCGCCCGTATCCGCATGGCGCTCGATGATGCCCCGGTGTGCGACGTGCATGACGACGATGACCCGGTGACGTGTGGCTGGAAGTCCGACGTGCTCGAGGTACGCCGCATCCTGGAGGAGGGACGATGAGCAGCGGCCAGAAGCCCCGCACCCGCGCGTTCTTCCCGCGCATGAAGGACCGTGCAGCTGGCCGTCGCGCGCGGCGTGCACGTCAGCGGCGCGCGCTGGTGCAGTCGGCGGAGTACTACCGCCAGATCGCGATCGCAGCGAGTACCACGGGCGTCGCCTTCGAAACGATGGAGAACGCGTTCAACCGCCTCGCGTCGGAGCTCGCTCGGCAGATCGGAACGGCACGATGAGCGACATCATCGACCGGCTCCGTGACGCGATCGCCACCGCCGTCGGCGAAGTCCTCCTCGACGACCGCAAGCATTTGCTCGGCGACTTCGCGTTCATCGCGTCCACCCTCGGCACCGAAGACGGTGACGAGGGCGACTACCTCACCGTGTTCTCAAAGTCACCACGCCACGCACAGATCGGCATCGTCGAACTCCTGCGCGGCTTCATCGAACTCACCGACGACGAGGAGGAAGCATGACCGCGATGTTCGAGTTCGACGATGCCGGCGAACTCGCACAGCCCGGCGCGTGGGAAGGCCGCTCGTTCGTGATCTCGTCAGAGGAAGCCGCGTACATGGTGCGTGCAGCCTGGGCGGGTCGAGGCGAGCACAAGCAGCGCGCCGAGCAGCTGCGCAATGGCGAAGCCGTCACCACGTACAAGAACCCCACCCCCGAGCAGCTCGAGGAATGGGCACAGGCACACGACGCCGCAGCCGACGTCATGGCCGTGCTCTGCGAACGAATGCGGGCCCGCCTCGAAGGCGACCCGCTCCCACCATTCCCCGCCAACACCCCACCGTGGCTCGCCGGCTCAAACAGCCACCTCATCGAGCGAGAACCACGATGACCACCCAGGCGACCACACTCACCGCACCAGCAGCCACCCACCACGACACCCACCCACACACCACCACCGCGCTCGCGGAAGTCTTGAAAGGCCTCACAATGTCGCTCGCCTCGCTGGTCACCACGCTCGCGCGCCCGCACCGTGAAACGCACAAGGTCACCGATCGAGTCACCGGGATGCCGCACTCGGTGTCGCTGCTTCGTCGGCCGCTGCTCGATGACCTCGAGGACACGTCGGCAGCGACGCCGACGCATCGGGGGAGTCGTGCTTGGGCGTCGCCGGTGCCGTTCGATGTGGCGGTGCACCGGCTCAAGGAGGCGATCCGGGGCGACCTGCTAGGCGACATGGTGCGGCTGGGCGTGACCACGTTCAAGTACGTTCCGCTGGCGCAGCAGCTGATCCAGTGGCACGGCGTGTTCGAGGCTTCGTTCCCGAACGGTGGCGAGGTCGCGGTGTGGATGGAGCAGTTGGGCCGGTGGGAGACTGCCATTCGCGCGGTGGTCGAGCCGCGCAAGGTTCGCGAGGTCTCCGACCCGTGCCCGATGTGCGGGTACACCGAGGTGTACGTCGAGGATGAGCGGCGATCGATGCTGACGATCTCGTATGCCGAGGACTCACCGGCCGCGACGACGTCGCTCGAGTGCCAGCGGTGCGGGGTGCTCGCGACTGGCGCGGCTGCGGTCGCTGCGACACTCCGGGTGCACGTTGTCGACGGCTCGAAGTAACCGTGCTATATTCGACCTCGATCAGTACACGTGTGTCCAAAACACGTTGAGACACTGCCCCGGCCCCGCTCTGGTGCCGGGACAGTGTCGTTTCCAGACTTGGCAGGGAGTCGTTACCCGGGAGCGTGTGGTGTGCACGCGCCGAGACCACACACCCGGCGGCATATCTGCGCCGCTGACAAGCCCGGGGCGTCATCCCCGCGCACATACGCGCCGTGCCCGGCGGACGCATACCGGGCCCCACATCGTCCCCGGATAGGCCAGAGCATGAGTGCACACACTGGGCCAGCCAATGCGAACGGGCACCGGCGCCGTCAGGTACGGGCGCGTGTCCTCGCGGAGGAGACACACTGCGCGTTGTGCGACCAGGCTGTCGACAAGACCCTTACATTCCTCGCTGGCCAGCATGGTCCACGCTGCACGAACGTCGAGTGTCGCGGTTGCGTTCCACATCCGTTGCGTGCAGAGGTTGACGAAGACGTTCCGCGTGCTCGTGGTGGTTCAGCGATCGAGCGCAGCAACACTCGCTTGATGCATCGCCAGTGCAACGGATGGAAGGGTACGCGGACCCTGGCCGAGGCACGCGCGGTGTTCGCCGGGTTCTCGGCCGCAGCGGCGGCGCCGCCAGCGGGTGGTGTGACGAACCTCGTCAGCTGGTGACGATTCCCACCCGGGCGGCATTCTGGACACCGTCCAGGCCGGGCGATGCCGTGGAATACCCCCAGGGGGTACCCCCTCCCCGCCCCTCGGCGGGGCCCCCCCGGAGGCATAGGGCCTTTCTCTCCCCGCGTTTTTCTCCACAGACTTCCGGGGGTCTCGTATTCGCCACTGGGCGCCCGTCAGTGCCTCGAGCGGCGGTCTCGCCTCGCCTGTAGAGGGTCTGCCGATTCGGGCGGCTCTATCGTTGTCGCGTTTTCCGCATTCCTCGCCTTTCCAGTAAATAGGCGGGTTAAGTGTGACATGCGCTAGAATTGAGGCATGTGGAAAGCACAACGATGCGAGGCTTGCGGGGTTCCGATGAACCTTAAACGCGCCGGCGCGCGCAGCTGCTCGCCACGTTGCCGCAAACGTCTTTCCCGACGTCGCGTTTTCCCAGCCGACCTCATCGGCGCCGACCGCTGGCTCCGCTGGGAGCTACGCGACGGCCGGAAGGTGCCGCTGCGCGCTGACGGCGCCGGCTGCGCCTCCTCCACCGACCCCGCGACCTGGACGAGCTACACTGCCGCCGCCCGCTCGAAGATCGGCGCCGGCCTCGGCTTCGCCCTCGGCGACGGAATCGGCTGCTGGGACTTCGACCACTGCCTCATCGACGGCGTGCTCGACCCCGCCATCGCCGACCGCATCGACGCGATTCACGATCCGCTGTTCACCGAGGTCTCGCAATCGGGGGAGGGGCTCCACGTGTTCGTCTCAGCTCCCGAGCAGCCGGCGCAGGTCAAGGCCGGCGTCGAGTTCTACACCCATTCCCGATTCATCGCCATGACGGGAGAAATCTTCCGGAGGTGATCCCATGCGCCGCTGCCCAGACTGCGGTGATCCCCTCCCGAAGAACGACCGACGTCGCAAGTACTGCTCCGACCGGTGCCGCAAGAACGCGTCGCAGAAGCGCGTCAAGCGGGCGAGCCCCCGGCACCTGCGGGCCGTCGAACCTAACGAGCGCCGCAACCCACTCGACCCTCGTCAGCTGACGGTCGACGTCGCAGCGAAAGAGGGCACCGAGCTCGAGCTGCTCATGGCGCTGCGCGACCGCATCGCGACACAGATCGCCGACCCGAACTGCTCGAGCCGTGATCTCGCTGCGCTCTCGAAGCGCCTCGAGGAACTCCGCAAGAGCATCTCGGCGGAGCGCCTGCGTCTGAAGGAGGAGCTCGCCGATGCCGACGACGTCGAAGACGAAGCCCTCGAAGCGTCGTCTCTCTGAGGTTGCGAAGCACCTCGTGCTGCCATCCGGCATCACCTCGACCGGCTACCCGGCGGTCGCAGCACAGTGCAAGCGCATGGGCGTCGTCCACGACGACTGGCAGGCCAGCCTCGGCCAAGCGACGCTCGCGAAGCGCAAGACGGGCCTCTACGCCGCCGGCGTGACCGGCATCACCGTCTCGACGCCTCGCCAGCTCGGCAAGACGTTCACGTTCGGCACGATTATTTTCGCGCTGTGCATCCTCACGGCCGGCACGAAAGTGCTGTGGACGGCGCACCACTCGAAGACCACCGATGAGACGTTCGACTCGCTCGCGTCCATGGCTCGCCGACCGCAGATCGCGCCGTACATCGAGCAGGTTCGCCTCGGCAACGGCCAGCAGATGATCAAGTTCCGCAACGGCAGCCGCATCCTGTTTGGTGCCCGCGAGCATGGGTTCGGTCGCGGTATCCCAGGTGTGGCGATCGTCGTGTTCGACGAGGCACAGATTCTCTCACAGCGCGCCGTGAACGACATGGTGCCGGCCGCGAACACGGTCAAGAACCCGCTCATCATCTACATGGGCACGCCGCCGCAGCCCGAAGACCCAGCGGAGGTGTTCAAGGCACGGCGCAAGCGAGCGCTCTCTATTGCCCGTGAACGCGCCGACGACCCCTCGACGGTCTACAACGGCCTCTACGTCGAGATCGGCGCCGACTCGAACGCCGACCTCGACGATCGTGCGCAGTGGCGCAAGGCCAACCCCTCGTACCCCGGTCGCACGCCAGAAGAGTCGATTCTGCGCATGCGCGATCAACTCAACGACCCGGCCGCGTTCCGCAGAGACGGTCTCGGCATCTGGGACGAAGAAGGCACCGGCACCCGCCACATCAGCAAAGAGCGGTGGCAGGCAACGGCCGTCGACCACGTCGCCGCCGAGGGCGTTCGCTCGTTCGGCGTCGCGTTCTCACGTATCCACCTCGAGCTCATCGGCACGTACTCCGGGCCGATGGACGAGGGCGTGCGGCCGCTCGCGCGCTGGCTCGCCGAACGGTGGAAGAACACCGCGATGATCGCAATTTGCGGCAAAGCCGGCGCAGCTGCCCTCAAGCAAGCACTCATCGAAGAAGGCGTGCCCGAGCTGTTCATCCACGAGATGAACTCGATCGAATACTTCGCCTCGGGCCCACTGCTCGTCGAAGCGATCACCTCGGAAACGGCGACGCACCCCGTCGCCGACGACGATGACGAACTCGAACGATCCATCGCCATTACCGACCGCATGTTCCGCGGCAAGAACGGCTCCTGGGGCTGGTACTCCACCACTCCCGACGGTGACGAAACCCCCGTCGAAGCAATTTCGTTCGCCCACTGGGCTGCCAAAACAACGCGCCGCGTACCTGGCGCCAAGTCGAGATCACGACGATCCGCCAGTAGGAGGTAGCTGATGGCGCTCGCGAATGCCCTCACGGGCGACGAGCTCAAGACGTTCCGACGTCTCCTCCACACCATTGCCGAGAAGCGCCGCCGGAACCACCTGCGCACGCGCCTTTACGACGCGCACCAGAACGTCACGCAGCTCGGCATCTCCGTGCCACCGAACATGCGCGACTTCGCGACCGTGCTCGGCTGGCCGGCGAAGGCCGTCGACACCCCTGCACGCCGTATCCGCCCCGACGGGTTCAGCACCATCGGCAACGAGACCACGCTTCTCACCGAGGTGCAGGATGCACTATCCTCGCCGCGCGCCGCCGCCATCGAGAAGCTCGCGATCCAGTCGTCGCTCAAACACAGCTGTGCGTTCATCTTCACCTCGGAGGGCATTGACGACGCCGGCGAGAAGACGGCGCTGCTCACCGCAGCGTCGGCGCTCGACGCGTCCGCCATCCTTGACCCTCGCACCGGCGCCACGCGCGCTGCGCTCGAGCGCGTCGATGGCGGCTGGTGGCTCTACGTCCCCGGCAAAGCCATCCACGTCGAACGGCGCCGCAACGAGTTCATCGCGACCGAAGTCATCACGCGCGGCCACCAGCGCGTGACCTGCACTGTCTACTCGTGGGGCCGCACCCTCGATCGCCCGTTCGGCCGCTCGCGCGTGACCCGCCCGCTCATCGGACTCACTGACATCGGCGTCCGCGTCCTGCTGCGCCAGGAAGTCTCGGCGGAGTTCTATTCGTTCCCGCAGCGCTACGCCCTCGGCGCGCGCCAGCAGGACTTCACCGACGAGGCCGGCAAAGTGCTCACCGCGTGGGAGAGCATTATCGGCGGCTTCCTCGCACTGCCGGACGTGCCGATCGAGGAAGAGCAAGACACGAAGATGCGGCGCGCCGAACTCGGCCAGTTCCCGCAAATGTCGATGCAACCTCACAGCGATCACCTGAAGTCGGTTGCGACGCAGGTCGCGTCGGAGACGTCGCTCCCGCTGTCGTACCTCGGGGTCGTCCAGGACAACCCGCCATCGGCAGAAGCGATCCTCGCGGCCGAGGCCGACCTCGTCGAGATCGTCCGAGACGAGCTTGACTGGTATCGCGACTCGCGCGCGAACCTCGCCCGCGACGTCGCCGCCGTACTCCACGGCCAGTGGTCGACCTCGATGGCCAAGGACCTGCGGGGCATTCGCTCCGATTTCCGCGACCCGGCAACCCAGACGAAGGCCGCAGAAGCCGATTGGGCGATCAAGATCACCCAGGCGTTCCCGTGGCTCGCTGAGTCCGAAACCATGCTCCGCATGGTGTTCAGCGAGCAGCTCACGAAGCAGCTGCTCGCCGACCGGCGAAAGAAGAACGCCTCCGGCGTGCTGCAGCAGCTGCGCGCCAACATCGGCACCGAGCAGCCCGGAGCCGAGCCCTTCGCCGTCACTACCCCCCGCTGACGAGCTGAAGGCGAAGTTCGACGCTCTCGGCGTCGCCGTCCGTGCGGGCGTCGACCCCGCGGCCGCCGCTCGCCGCGTCGGACTCGAGGGCGTGAAGTTCACCGGCGCCGTTCCGGTGTCGCTGCGACTGCCCGAGACACAGGCCGGTGACCTCGAGGAGAAGTGATGACGAATCGCGACGACGTCGAGGGGCTCGGCTCCGCGCACGACCGCATCATCGACTGGGCTCGCCGCGATCTCTTCGCGCTCGTGTCGCGTCTCGACCTCACCAGCCCCGAGGTCGTGCGTGACGCGCTGCTCGAGATCGTGCCGGAGCTCGTCTCCGAGTATGGCGACCTCGCCGCGGTCGCCGCGTCCGAGTGGTACGCGAGCATCCGACCGGGCGCCGGCTACACCGCGGTGCTCGGTGATGTGTCCGACGAGCAAGCAGTTCGTGGGAGCGTCCGCGCGCTGGCCGGCGGGCTCTGGACAGACGCGCCACTCGACGCGGTCGAGCAGATCGCCGCGGCGATGAAGCGCCACGTGCTCTACTCCTCGCGCGACACTGTCGCCCGCAACGTGAACCGTGACCCGAATCGGCCACGATTCGCTCGCGTCCCTCGTGGCGCTGAGACGTGCGCCTGGTGCGACATGCTCGCGTCTCGCGGCTGGGTCTACCACACCCGTGAAACGGCCGGCGAGCAGGCGTTCAACGAGTTCCACGACTCGTGTGACTGCGCGATCGTGCCCGAGTGGGACGCCGATACGAGCCATATCGATGGCTATGACCCGGACGAACTCTACGACCGCTATCTGACGGCGCGGGCCGAGCTCGAGGCCGAAGGAGCTCCGGTGACCGACGCTGCCGTCGCTGCGCGTATGGAACTGCTGTTTCCGGACAACTACGCCCGTGCCGCATAGCGGCGGGGTTCTCAAGCTACCCGCCGGTTGGCGGGGTCGTTCACCCGAGCGTTTCGGGGTATCGCCGACGGGCGGAAAACGGAAAGGACAAGTCTCATGACCGACGAAAACGGCGGCGAATTCACTCCTCCTGCCTCGCAGGAAGCGCTCGACCAAATCATCAACGCAGCTGTCGCTCGAACGCACAAGCGGTACGAGGGATTCGACGACTACAAGGCCAAGGCCGAGCAGTTCGACCAGCTGCAGACAACCGATGGCGACGCACTCGAGCAGGCACGCGAAGAGGGTCGCGCCGAGGTGCGCAGCATCCTCGCGACCGAGCGCGTCAATGCCGCATTCGACAAGGCACTCGCTGGCCGAGCCCTCTCAGCGAACGCGCTGCTCAACTTCGACCGAGCCGCGTTCATGAAGGGCCCCGACGGCGCCGACGTCGACGCAATCACCGAGTGGGTAAACGCGAACTCGACCGAGATCAAGACGACGAGCGAAGTCGTCCCCGGCTCGGGCGACCGCACCCCGCCCCGCAACGGTGGCTCCGTCGACGAAGGCCGAGACCTGTACTCCAAGACCCGCAAGAAGTCTGCCTGACCAGGCAAAACCACTCTCAAAGGAGCATTCACATGCCTCGCATGACCACCGAAACGTACGGTGCCGGCGACATGACGTGGCTCGGTTCCGCGCACGGCCTCCGCAACGCGCGCACCGAAGTCCTCGACGTGTCGGCATTCACCGCCGCAACCCACTACCCCGACGGCTACATCAAGTCGGGCACCCCCGTCGCCATCGTCGACGGCCTCGTCGTCCCCTACGACGTCGACACCGACACCACCGACGGCGCAGGCGTCCTCGCCGGCTTCCTGCTCACCGACCAGCGCGTCGTTGGCAGCAACGACTTCGGCGTCCCCGTCCTCGACCACGGCCGCGTCAAGACCGCTGCCGTGCCGTACGCCAACTTCGCTGCGCCGGCCGCTGCGAAGAACAACACCACGATCGTCTTCGTCTAGGAAGGACCGGACTCATGCCACTGTGGACTGAACTCATCGAGCCCGCCACGCTGACCGGTTACATCCGCGAAGCGCTCGCCGACATCGAGGCTCGCAAGAACTCGCTCGCTCGGTACCTCCCGAACCGTGATGTGCCGAGCATCTCCGTCCGATTCCGCAAGGGCCAGGCCGGCCTCGTCGCCGAAGCCGAATTCCGCGCGTTTGACGCAGAGGTCGGCATCGGCAAGGGCCAGGGTGGCGGACGCGTCATGATCGAGCTCCCGCCGATCGGACACTCCGAAATCATCTCCGAGTACGACCAGCTCGTCGTACGCGACGCCGCCACCGAGCAGGTGCTTCCCGAGGCGCTCTCGACGACCCGTCGCGTTGCGCAGGCCGTGGCTGACCGCATCGAGCGGCTCCGCGGCATCGTGCTCTCGACCGGTCGCGCGACGATCCCCGAGATCGGCGGCGCGGACGACTTCGGCCGCAGTGTGTCGCACACCACGACCGCGAGCACGCTGTGGACCGACACGTCGGTGTCGCGCCTCGCCGACCTGCAGGCCTGGGCGGACATCTACGAGGACACCAACGGCGTCACGCCCGGCTCGATCGTGATCTCGCGCAAGATCATGCGACTCCTCGCCGCTGGCGACGAGTTCAAGACCACGCTCATCGGCGGCGGCGAGCGTCCCGCCACCGTTGAGGAGGTCACCAGCCAGATCGAGTCGCACGGCCTGCCTCCGATCGAGGTGTACTCGCGCAAGACCGCCGCCGGCGCAGTGCTCAACCCGAACGAGCTGCTCCTGCTGCCCGCTCCCGTCGAGCCTGACGCGTGGGAAGACTCGGAGCTCGGCGCGACGTTCTGGGGTCAGACGCTCACCTCGTCGAGCCCCGAGTTCGCGCTCGAGGGCGACCTCCCCGGCATCGTCGCGGGCGTGTACCGCGGCCATAAGCCGCCGATGATCGCCGAGGTCGTCTCGGACGCGATCTCGCTGCCCGTGCTCGCCAACGCTGACCTGAGCTTCAAGGCGACGGTCGCGGCCTAGCAACCCCTCGGAGGTGGTGGGCACGACCCTCACCGGTCGTGCCCACCACGAGCCCAGGCAAGGAGACTCCTCATGAGCGCAATCATTCGAACCGACCTCGAGGGCATCGTCGTCGTGCACCTTGACGACCTCACGACTCTCAACCTCAAGGCCGGCGATCTCGTGCCCGATGGTGCGACGGTCGGCGATCACCTGCTCGCTCCTGCGCCGGTCGAAGCCGACGCAGATGAGCCCACCACCTCTGGCGACGAGCCTGATTCCGGCGCGACGGCTGACGCAGCTGAAGAGCCGGAGCCCGAGAAGGCCGAAGCTGAGGACCCGGCGAAGGCCGAGCCCGCCGAGACCGCCGAGACCAAGGCGTCGGGCCCCTACGCGTCGACCAAGTCGACGCGCACTCGAAAGTAGGCTGTCATGCCTGCGCTGCTCGCTGACCTGAATTACTACCAGGCCAACGGCTTCCCCATGAAGCAGCTCACGGCGGAAGACGTCACGGCACTGCTCGGGCGAGCGTCACGGCTCATCCGCGGTGAATTCACGGACATCGACACCCGAATTCTCGCCGGCGAGATCGACGAGCAGCTCGTCGCCGATATCGCCTGCGAGATCGTCGTCGCCGCCATGCCGGTTGGCGACGCATTCGGGGTCGACTCGGTGCAGAAGGGTGCGGGCCCGTTCCAGACGACGCAGAAGTTCACGAACCCTCGCGGTGACGTGTACCTGTCTGCTCGTCACCGCCGGCTGCTCGCTGCTCGAGTTCCTCGGCGAGCGTTCACCATTCGAACTGGCGGGGGCTCCTGATGTTCGGCTGGGCGCGCACTCCGGTGACGCGGCTCCGGCCGGTCGAGGGCACCGAGGACCAGTACGGCGAAGTCATCGCGGGCGAACTCGAACGCGCTGAGCTCTCGCCGTGTCTGTTCGCCCCGGTGCCGACCGCGCTCGTGGTCGATGCCGGCGTTGCGTCGACCTCGACGCAACCAACGGCCTACTGGCCGGACGAACAGCCGGACGTGCGCGCCGGCGACCTACTCGAAATCGAAGGTGAGCAGTGGCGCGTCGACGGTCGCCCGCAACGGTGGCCGCTCGGCCTCGCCGTCACCCTCGTCGGAGAGGAGCACCAGCATGGTCAAGTTCACTCCGAATCTCCGTGAGATGGAGCGGTTCCTCAAGTCGGCGCAGATGCAGAAGTTCGTCGGCGACGTTGGCGACAAGGTCGCGCAGCGCGCCGGCGATGGGTTCGGGTCGCAGGTGAACGTCGGAGACGGCGGAAAGCGTGCGGGCCGTGCTCGAGCGACGGTGATGGCGGAAACAGCTGACGCGAAGCGCCGGCAGGCCCGCGATCACGTTCTCGAACGCGCCATCGGGCAGGGCCTATGAAGCCGCCAGACGTGAAAGCGCTCGTCATGGCGGCGCTCAAGTCGCTCGACGTACCGGTCGTTTCGCTGCGTCTCGACGACGGCACGAAGCGGTTCGTGCGCGTCGTCGCGACGGGCGGGCCCGGCCGCTCGAACCGCATCGTCCAAACCGTGCAGCTGACGATCTCGAGCTACGCCGAGTCCACCGGCCGCGCGGCCGACCTCGCGTCCGACGTCGAGGCACTCATCCTCGCCCTCCCCGCCGACCGCACCTCGCCCGTGTCGTCCATCCCCACCGCAACCACACCGATGGACGACCCCGACCCCGACACCGGGCAATCCCGGTACGTCGCGACCTATCAGCTCACCGCCACATGCCGCTAGGAGGCACCACCAATGGCTACCAACACCGCCAACTCTCTGATGTTCGGCTCGGACGACGACTCCGTCTTCCTTGCCGAACGCACCACATCGCTCGCAGCGTCGCTCGCCGAACTCGAGTTCGACGACGACATCCCCACCGGCCTCATCGATTGCGGCTGGGTCTCAGAGGACGGCTTTGCGCTCGACCTCGAGGACTCGGTCGAGAAGATTCGAGGCCACCAGGGCAACGCCGTCGTCAAGGAATTCATGTCCTCGTCGGACACGACGCTCACCGCGGCGCTGCTCGAGTCGAAGCTCGAGATCGTGAAGTGGAACCTCGACGCCGCCGTCTCGAAGGTCACCGGCGTCGACGGCGACTACGCCGAGATCAAGGCACCGTCGTCGCGCAAGGTCAAGAACCTCGTCGGCGTCGTCGACCTGTACGAGACCAGCGGCTCCGGCTCGCGCTGGCGCCTCATCTGTGACCACCTCACCCTCGGCCAGCGCGGAAGCCTCGCGTTCAAGTCGCAGGAGCTGACGACGTACAACTACTCGCTCGGTGTGCTCGGCGGCTTCCGCATCCTCACCGACACTCCGGCGCTCATCCCGAGCGTATAACCCTGACCACCTCGCGGCGCGGTGCACTCTCCCGCGCCGCGAGGTCCTTCCTCAGAGAGTGCACCGAACTAGGAGAGTGCATCATGGCCACCACCCGAAAGAGCCCCACCCGTACCGCTGCCGCTGCGGCCGGCGCCAAGTTACCCGAAGACCGGGCAGCGAAGGCCGAAGCGAACGACGACCTTATCCACGTCACGGTGCGCGGATTCGATTTCGAGTTCAACCCCGAACTCCTCGACGACGACGACATTCTCAGCGCGATGGAGCGCGGCATCCCTGACCCGCTCCTCACCGAGATCAGCAGCCCGGAGCAGCTCGCGGAGATCAAGAAGTCACTGCGCGTCGACGGCAAGCTCAAGCGCTCAGCGGTGCTCGAGTTCGCCGCCGAAGTCATGCAGGAGATGGGCGAGGGAAACGCCTAATCCTCCGGAGCCTGCTGCGGCGGTTCCCGGAGGAGATCGAAGCTGACCTGCAATCCGAGTACGGCATCGACCTGCTCGACCTCTACCGCGGCCGCATCTCGTGGCGCAAAGCCGCGGTGCTCGTGAAGCAGCTCCCGCCAGGGGCTCGCCTCTGGCGGGCCCACGGCGGGCCGGCCGCGTTCAGCGACGCGGTCACGTCGATTCACTACGAGGGCTACCGCATCATGACCGGCATCATGCAGGCCCTCGGCGTGAAGAAAAGCAAGCTCCCCGATCCGATCACGGCGCCCGAGCCCGGGTGGCGTGAAGCGGCAGAGGCACGCGCTGAGCGCTCCCGCCGCAAGGCCGCGAACTGGCTCGCGAGGCAGAAAACAACTCAATAGCGGAGGTGCCCGTGGCTGCGCAGAACGGTTTCGATTTCGGCGCAGCCTGGGTACAGATCGTGCCCTCGCTCCGCGGAGCCAGCAAGGCCATCACCGCGGAGCTCGCCGGCATCGACGTCAAGAAGGTCGGCAAGTCGCTCGGCGGCGACTTCACCGCCGCCCTCGGCGACGGCATGAAGGCCGCGCGCAAGCACGTGAGCGACGCCGCTGCGCCGCTGCGCGACTTCGTCGCCGGCTTCCGTGATGCTCGTGCAGCGCAGTCCGCGTTCACGGGCGGCTTCGGCACCCTCGGCGGGCAGACCCGCCGCGCGCTCGACCCGATCGCGAAGCAGATTCAGAACATCACCGGCCGGTTCACGCAGGGTTTCAACGATTCCCGCGTGGCCGCGTCCACGTTCAGCGGCATCGCTGGCTCGATCGGTGGCCGGCTACGCACCGCAGTGCAGCCCGGTCTCGACGTAGTCGCACGCCTCCGCGAGGGCTTCGCGAACTCGAGCGTCGCCGCGTCGTCGTTTAGCGGCATTGCCGGCTCGCTCGGCGGCGCAGCTGCTCGCGGCGTGACCGCTGTCCGCTCGGCGGTCACATCCGTCTCTGACGTGTTCGGCAAGCTGAGCGCACGCGTGGCGCCGATCGGCTCGACGATCAGCAGCGTGTTCTCGGCATCCGCCAGCGCCGTCGCATCGGCGTTCAACGCCGTGCGCTCGGTCGCTGGCGGCGCGCTGAGCGCAGTCGGTGGCGCACTCACCACCGCGGCCGGCCAGCTGTCGTCGCTCGCGAATAGCGCGTCCACGCTCGGCGGGCAGTTCATGACGCTCGCCACGCCGCTGCTCGCAGCTGCTGGCGCAGCATCGGCCCTCGCAGCGACGCTCGGCTTCAAGCGCCTCGTCGGCATCGACACCGCGCAGTCCAAGCTGCAGGCGCTCGGCCACTCGACCGAGTCGGTCGAGCTGATCATGGACTCGGCGCTTGCTGCGGTGAAGGGCACCGCGTTCGGCCTCGGCGACGCCGCGAACGTGGCCGCTGCGGCGGTCGCCGCGGGCGTGAAGCCCGGCAACGACCTCGAACGCACGCTCTCGCTCGTCGGTGACGCTGCGGCCATCGCCGGCGTCGACATGCAATCGATGGGCTCGATCTTCAACAAGGTCGCGGCCTCCGGCAAGGCACAGGGCGACGTGCTCGCGCAGCTCGGCGATGCCGGCGTGCCGATCGTGCAATTCCTCGCGCAGGAGCTCGGCGTCACCGCCGAAGAGGTCTACAAGCTTGCCTCGGCCGGTGAGATCGGCTTCGCGGACTTCCAGAACGCCCTCGAGACGGGCCTCGGCGGCGCCGCCCAGATCATGGGCCAAACGTCGTTCGTCGGCGCATGGGACAACGTCAAAGCGGCCATCAGCCGTGTCGGTGCCGCGTTCCTCGACGCCGGCGGCGAGGGCGGCGGCTTCTTCTCGCAGCTCAAGCCGCTCATGGCCGATTTCACGGGCGCGCTCGACAACATCACCCCGAAGGCTGCCGAGCTCGGCGAGAAGGTCGGCGCGGCATTCGCGACGATGATCGAGAAGATTCGCACCGCTGTCACGTGGTGGCAGAACCTCAACCCCGAGATGCAGGGCGTCATCCTCAAGGTCGCCGGCATCGCGGCAGCGATCGGGCCCGCGCTGCTCGTGTTCGGCAAGATCACGAGCATTGTCGGTGGCGCCGTCGGCGGTATCGGCGCGCTCGCCTCGGGCTTCGGTGGTCTCCTCGGCGCCGGCGGCAAGCTGACCGGCCTGTTCACGAAGCTCGGCCCGATCATGAAGGTAGCGTTCGGGCCGGTCGGCATCATCGTCGGCCTCATCGGCGCGCTCATCGCGTCGTCGCCCGAGCTGCAAAGCTCGCTCGGCGCGGCGTTCGGCGAGATCGCGACGGTGATCGGCGAGGTCGCAGCCGCGGTCGCACCACTGATCCAAACGTTCGTCGCGCAGCTCATGCCGGTGTTTCAGCAGCTGATCGCTGCCGTAACCCCGCTGATCACGATGCTCGCGGCGGCGCTCGTGCCGGTGATACAGCAGATCGCGCAGGTCGTCGTCCAACTCCTGGCGACGTTCCTGCCCGTGTTCACGCAGATCGTCGCGGTCGTGCTACCGATCGCGACGCAGATCATCAACGCGCTGATGCCGATCGTGACGCTCATCCTCGAGGCCCTCGTCCCCGTGATTCAGTGGCTGCTCGAGGTCGTGAGCACCGTGTTCGCGGCGCTCGTACCCGTCATTCAGGGCGCGATCACCGTCGTCGGCGCCATCTTCTCAGGAATCGTCGCGTTCATCTCGGACGTTCTGGGGCCGATTTTCACGTGGCTGTACGAGAACATCATCAAGCCGATTTGGAACGCGATCTCGACCGTGATCGGCGTCTACTGGGCCGCGGTGCAGATCATTTTCACCGCGATCGTCACCGTCGTGCGAGACACCCTCGCCCCGATTTTCACCTGGCTCTACGAGAACATCATCTCGCCGGTCTGGGAGAGCATTAAGGGAGCGATCGACGTCGTCGGCGCGTGGTTCCGCGACACGCTCAGCCCCATTTTCACGACCGTTACCGATGGCATCGGTACGGCGTTCGAGGGGATGCGAGACGTCATCAAGGACGTTTGGGATGCGATCAAGAAAGCTGCGGTCGCGCCGATCAACTTCGTGATCAACACCGTATACAACGACGGCATCAAGGCGCTGATCGACGGCATCGCGAAGGGCGTCGGGCTCGATCTGCGCATGCCCACGATCGAACCGATCGCGCTGGCCTCCGGTGGTGTCCTGCCCGGCTACACACCGGGCCGTGACGTGCACAAGTTCTACTCGCCAACCGGCGGCATGCTCCACCTCTCCGGCGGTGAGGGCATCATCCGCCCGGACGCGCTCCGCGCGCTCGGCGGTAAGCCCTGGCTCGACCGGGTGAACGCGGCACGCTCGAACGCCGGCCAGACCCACTTCGCCGATGGCGGTATCTGGGACTGGGCAGCGGACGCGGTGAACAACATCACCGGGTTCGTGTCCGACGTCGCCAACAACATCGGCGCCGTCATCGCTGACCCGCTCGGCGCGATCGAACGCATCGTGCTCGAGCCCGTCAAGGACATGCTCAACAACATCGGTGGTGGCATGCTCGGCGAGGCAATCGTCGGCTGGCCCATCGCCGCAGTCAAGGGCATCGGCGAGTGGTTCAAGAAGAAGATCGACGAGATGTTCGCGCCCGGCGGCGAGGACGGCGGCTACGACCTCGTGCCTGGGGTCGGCGGTGGAATCTCCTACCAGGGCTTCCACGGTGGCCGCGCGCTCGCTCGCCTCATCCCGGTGATCCAGAAGCACGGCCTCTACGTCACGTCGACGTGGGATACCCCTGCACGCAACGCCGCGCTTGGCCGACGCAAAAACACCTACCACGCGGACTGGATGAACCCAGCCGTCGACATGGCAGGTACACAGTCGGCGATGTTCGCAGCTGCGAGCACCATCCGCGCGATGGGCGGCTGGCGTCAGATTCTCTGGCAAGTCGCGGGCCACTACGACCACATCCACGTCGCTCGCGACGGTGGCGTGTTCGGTGACCTCGACGAGGAGAAGCTGCCGCCGCACTTCGACTGGCGCGCGGCATTCGGTGGCGTCATCCCGAACCTGTACGACGAGGGTGGCTGGCTACAACCCGGGCTCACGCTCGCGTACAACGCGACGGGCAAGCCCGAGCCGGTGCTCACGTCTGACCAGTGGGATGACATGCGCCGAGGCGACGTGAACATCTACCAGAAGAACTACATGCCGACGTCTGATCCGAACGTGATCGGCGACCGGCTCGCAGCGGCTGTCGTCCGCGAGATGTGATCGGAGAAGCTGCATGCGAGTGTGGATTGGTGGCATCGAGATCGGCGGCGGCGCCGACCCCAATGATGACGTCATCGTCACCGACGGCGGTATCAGCGGCTGGTACGACCTCCCCGGAGTGAAGACCAGCCTCGACGACCGAGCGGGGGCGGACGGCTCGTTCCGTCCCCGCTCGGTCGTCTACTCGCCCCGCACAGCAACGTTCAACCTCGCGCACCTCGGCGACACTCGTGAGAGCGCCATCGAGGTGTACAACCGGTTCAACACGCTCGGACACAGCCTCGTGGAGGTGCGCGTCGACGACGTCGACGACACCTCCGTCGAGGGCTGGATCGAAACCAGCTTCGGCTCACGCTGGGAGAGCACGGGCCTGTTCACCGTCACGGTGACCGCGCCCGACCCGACCCGCTACTCGACCGAAGCGCAGAACGTCACCGTCCTCGCCGGAGCCCGCCGTGGCGGCATCGACTACCCGATCGACTACCCGATCGACTACGGCAGCGACGACGGCGCAATCGCGATCGCGACCAACCGCGGCACAACCACCTCGTGGCCCGTCATCGAGGTACAGGGCACCCTCCCCGGCGGGTTCATGCTCGAGGACGGCGCCGGCCGCGTCATCGACTACACCGGCGACGTGTGGCCCGGCGCACCCGTCACCGTCGATTGCCGGCACCGCACGATCATGGTCGGCGGCGTGCCCCGAACCGAGCTCGCCACGCGCCGAGCGTGGTTCGACATCCCCGCCGGCGGCAGCCTCACCGTGTCGCTGCACCCCCGCACCGACACCCCGGTCGGACAGACCTTCGCGACGCTCATCGCCCGCGACGCCTACATCTAGAGGAGAACCACGTGTCGGTTGGTATTGGAATCAAGAAGATCGGCGACGTCGGCCGGTCGCCGCTCGACGACCGCCTCCTCGTCCGCAGCGACTACCACAACCTCGGCATCGTCATGGGTGCCGTCGTGTCGACGTCGCCGTCGGTCATGAACTTCTCGGTCGGGCCCGGCAGCGACCCGGTCTCGGTCGCCGTCGGCTCCCGCTCCGGCGCTGACGGCGCGACGAAGTTCGTCGTCCCGACCGGCACCGTCACGACGACCGCCGCGCCCTCGTCGGGCTCCCGCATCGACGTCGTCTGGGCGCGCCAGCTCGACCCCGACAAGGGCGACCCGTCGAACCAATCGGTTCTCGGCGTCACGCAGGGCGGCGCATCGGCATCGCCCTCGCAGCCGGCCATCCCGACCGGCGCAGTCATCCTCGCCGTCTACCAGATTCCCTCCGGCATCACCCGCACCTCGCAGGCCACGCTCATCGCCCGCGGCGACTACGCCATCCCGTACGGTGCATCGCTCGGCGTGCTGCACCGGTTCGTCGACACCCAATCCGGGCTCGTGACTCAGGGGCGGGTGACGCTCGGCGCGGCCA